CCAAGACACTTTTGATTGTAGTAGGAATGAAACAAGATGTGTCTATGGATACTGGAGGAAAGAATGATTATGCTTTCATTTTTTGTTCAACAAACATTGCTATTTTTCTTTTATTCCTATTTAAACTATTTCTGAAATGCTTTCTTGGTGCTATTTTTGACGTTCCATATTCCAAATATCTAGCATAATTTACTTTGCTGAATACTCTGCTTGTTAATTTTTTTGAGTTATCAGTTTCTATACTACCTAAAAACCTTCCTGTATCAACTGACATAGGTTCTGCTTTTTCTCCTGCAACACTTAATTTTACTTCACCTTGTACAAATAAACCTGCTTGGTGAATCCCATCACTAGCTTTATTAAGTAATGCCCTGTTGATTCCTTTTAGCTTAATTGCTGCTAAAGTACCACCTTTGATTTTAATGAATGGTGTCATCAGTATCTCCTCGTATTTCCCCTTCGTCCTTTTGGCATTTTACATAGTACCTGCCAATGAACCATTTGGTAATATTCTCATAAAGCATTTATGATAAATGGGAGAACCATTAGAAAACTCTGTATTGATTCCTCCAGGAATGATACTATATTCTTCACGAACAGGACTGCCTACACCAACTTGAAATGTTCCACTCACATTAATAGTACCATCAAAGTAAATCTTTTTGTCTCCTTCTCTAATCTTCCCTTGCTGTCTCAATACAGCCATATGTGAACTGCTTAAATCCTTTAAAGAAACAGTTTGCACCAATCCAGATTGCCAAGCATCTGCACCATCTTGGGTTAAAACTTGCTGGTCATCGTAATCATCAACACCAGTACTGCCTACTGTCCAATACTTAAATCTAACCATATCCCCCCTTTCAGCAACATAATTAAAGACATCATTTTGCAATTGTTCAGCACCTGCCATTTCATAGATATCCTTTTGTTTTTAATTCTTCTAAAATATCTGCCTTATTATCATTAGCAATATTATATTCCACAGGTATTTCATTCTCGTGAATCCATTGTTTAATTTTCTTCTCTGTCCAACTTGTGCCAGGTTTTTCAACAGGCATCTTTTCTATAGGTGATTCTTCTTTCCCTATAACAAACCATCCTGATGAGGTGTACTTTTTTAAGTCATCTTCATTAACATCCTTTTGCAATCCTGCCGGCAAATGTCCACCTTTGTATTCTATTTTTACCATCTTATACACCCCACACTTTTATCCCTCTGAACTTCATTTTTAATTGTTTCATCATTTGCACCCCTTGGGCTTCAAGTCTATCTGCAGATGCAATTAGATTACTTTGACCACCTTTATTCTCACTAAAGTCACCAAGCTTAATTGAACTAATATCAGCACCTTGAATATTCATAGTGGATAATAAATCACCCATTGACATATTAGTTAATGCTGGTTGATACTTCTCTGCAATATCCACACTACCTATAGTTTCTTCTAAGAACTCTTCCATATACAATCTTTTCCTATCAATAATGCCCATAAGGGTAGCACCACTAATAGAAGTAGGTATATTATCTACCATATTTCCTATTTCAGTTGCTATGCTTCCTAAATTTTTTAATACCATTATTATCGCCTATACGTATGAAATAGACAAGCTTACAGCTGATGTTCCATTTCCAACACCTGAAGTCCAAACGTGAATTGTATCATTAGCTGCACCTAACATGGGGTGAGTTAATAAATGTGGACTTCCTGTTGCTCTTGCACTATCCACAGAATACACATGAATGTAATCTTGTTGGTTTGCAACTGCATTCTTATAAATCCAGAATAATTCTCCTGTACCACTTACTGCTACAGCTATACTTCCATTAGCAGCAAAATCATCATCAGTATATTCAATCTTCTTAATCTCTCCATTCATCTTTCTATAAACATCGAGATTACCTGAACTATCTGATGTTAATTCAGCTGCTAAAAATGTTAATGCCTTTACTCTATCTCCTCTAGTCATTTGTTTTCCTCCTTATCAGTGTTACCTTGAACTTGTGTTTGCACAAGTGAGGTTAATGAATATAAATTAAAAAAATAAAAAAATTTATCACCTATTAAGCTCTTGTTCCAACTGCAATCCAACTGAATGTTTGGTTTGCTGATTCAGTTTCAACATAGAAACTTCCTGCAACCCAACTTCCTGCAAATGCATGGATATTCTCTCCAGTCTCAGCACAGCTTACAGTTACACTAACTGGTGCTGCACCAAAAGCAGTTCCGAAACTATTCCAAACTGAACTTCCTGCACCAGTAAGTCCACTTCCTGCTTGAATCAAATGTCCAAATACAGTGGGTGAACCTGCTCCAGCAGATTGCAATACACCATCTTGATTAATTACAATATCTGCTCCAACACTACCAGTGGCATAAAGATTTAAACCACTGATTTGTTGCTCTGAGGTAACGCTTCCTGTGAAATAAGGGTCTTGTTCAGCAAGGGCCACTTCACTGCCCGGCCTTACTTCTTCTCCTCCCATTCCATCATATAGTGACATTCTTTTTCACCTCTAGCTTGTAGTTATCTTTGCAACTGCGTTGTCTCTCAAAATTGCTGACTCAAATCTATGAGTGATTGCTGAACCTCTCATATCAAATGTAGGCAACTCAAAGTTTTCAACAGTTATTGCTCTCTTCTCAGCAATTACATATGCGTGGCGATTATCTAACACCCAAGCAGTTGTTGTGTATGTTGTTGCAGGTGCAGCGTTAGCTGAAAACCTAATAACATTCATACCATAAATTGTTCCAATAAAACCTGTACTCATCATTTGAGTATTACCTGCTTTATCAGCTTCAACAAATGTGTCAATCAACCTTAAGTCGTGAGCAATCTCTGGTCCAACTAATAATGAAGTTCCAGAATAATCATTGTCTTCTAAGTGCTGAATAGCTCTTGCAATGTTGTTGATGGTAATCGCTGCACCACCTGCTACGACATTACTAGCTCCATTGATAGCAAGTAAAATTCGCGAGTTCTCGTTTTCTGCGAGTCTCTGACCAGCTAATTGAATGTTCCTTTGGAGTAATGGAAACTGACTGTCTTCCATTAATTCTTTGGTTATTCTAATAGCAACTCCGTATTTCTTAGGCTTGATATTCAAGTTGTTGTATTCAGCTTCATCCAGAGGTATTTCTGCTCCTTCAGCAACTTCCCGTACATTCATTGATTGTTCAACCATTCGGTTGATATCAACAGATGAACCAGGAATTTGTGCAGGTCCAATGAATAATGCTGCTTCACTTCTTGGAATGAGATTCTTTCCCACTTCTCCAATAAGAGTGTCGAAAATCTTTTTAGGGATTAACAAACTACCTTCAGTTCCAGTGCCAGTTGACAAAAGTTCCTTAATTTTTACTAATTCTGATTGTGTCATCTTTTTCTCCTCCTATAAGTTTAAGTGAACAGCTACGTATCCACCACTTGCTCCATCACATACAGCTCTTCCTATTTGTTTTCCATTTAGGAAAAATACTGCGGGAGAAGCTGTTGCTATCCAAGGTTGTGAAGAGACTTCATTTGTTCCTTCAACACCTACTGGATATCCTCCGATAACTGAACCAATAACAGGTACTAAGATTGTTCCTCTAGTAACTGATGCTAAAGCTTCATTGCTTCCTGTATCTTGTAGTGCCATTCCAGTACACTGTAGTCCTGATGCATCTCTTGCCATCAAAAAATCAGTTGTATTGAAACTTGCTGTTTGTGAACCAACTACACCTGTTGCAGTCGAACCAAAGACGAATACTCCGCCTGAAATAACTTCTGCTCTTGCAACTCCTGCAATAGTCCGAGGGTTTTCACCATCGCCAATTGCAACATAACCTAATGGGTTTCCAATTCCTGCTGCCATTTTACATCAATCCTCCTTTTTTTGATAAAGAATATCCTGAGATATCTCCTTTCTCAATTGTGTACCCATCTAATGGGTCACTCTCTTCAACTTTCCTCTCAGTTACTTGTGCAACCTTCCCTTTAGTTGAATCTTTCTTCTCTTTTACTTCAACTGTTTTAGCTTCTTTCTTTTCCTCAAGCTTATCAACTTTTTCACTAAGATTTTTAATTGTCTCAGTAAATGTTTTCATAGCTTCAGAAATTTCTGATGCATCTATTTTAACAGTTTGTCCTTCTTCATCTTCAGTCTTTGTCTCCCCCTTACTCTCAGTAGATTCATCTTCGGAAGATTCTTCACTTGGAGTTTCTCCTTTTGATTCTTCTTCTGAGGGTTTCTCTTCAGACTCAACTTCTTCTTTAATTACTTTTTCTTTATCAGTCATTTTAAATTCCTCCGTTTTATTTTTAATATCAAAACTTTCAGCTAATGCCTGAGTAATCCCAGCGTTTGGGTCTCCAGGTACAGCTACAAGTGATAACTCTAAAAACTCTATTCCTTTTGCAACAACATGAGCAGGTTCTCCTGTATCTTCGTTGATTGATACTTCTTCAATATCTTTAACTGTGGCTCCAACACTTACTGCTCCAATAAGTCCTTGCTCTATTTTTATTCTTACATCTTCATCCATAATATTTCCTTCAAATAATACTCTGTCACTGTCAAATCTAGCATTGACAACTTTACCAACAATACTATCAACACTGTTGTCGTGGTCTTTTAGTATAGGTTTTCCAATTAATGATTCTGTTGCACTGCTTAATTCACCAACTGTATATTTAACTCCATTGCGAGTTATGGTTGCATTAATGGCAGTGCCCCTCACTAAGAAATCTTCTTGGCCAACAGTAAAAGCTGTCTCCACTAACGGTACTGTAAAATTTAGTTTTCTCCAATCTTTCATTTTGATATCACCTTTTTTGTACCTAAAATATATTTTGGGTTTTTTACTTTATATATTTTTAGGTGTAATTATATAATTACTTGACTAAATCCTTGACATCTTCAATATATCCAAATGCCTGTCTAGTCCTTACTAACTCTTTTAAATTCCCTCTTCTTGTCCTATTTGAATTAGAAGCACCTGCAACTACTTGGGCATCAGTACCCCATAAGTTATTGCTGGCTCCTCTTTGCATATTCGGTCCATGGACATTAGTATCACTACCTGTAAAGTCCTCCCAATTCCCCAGAATGGGAATATCCTCATTGTCAATAGTAGGGTCTTTACTATTGCAAGTATGTACGAAATCTCCTGAATATTTCATTGCTGTTGTTCTCATCTGACATCTTGGACACCAAAAAACCATTTTTTTCACCTCATATGCTATCTAGTAGCACATTATTTTTCTTTGCTTTAGCTTCTTCAACTCTTTGAAAACAGCCTCCACATATCCAACCTACACCTTGTAATTCAATCATAGCATTCTTTTTACAGCCATCTTTTGCACAAAAGGGAAGTTGTTTTATCATTCCTTTTTCATCAAATTCAAACCCTTTTTGGTTTGCATATGGTACATTTGTCATTTTATCACCTCAATTGATAATGTTTCCTAAATATACATCTCCTGTTGAGCTGGTGCATTTAGTGAATTTGTCTATTCTTCCATTTGTAGCTAAGCAAGTATATTCTTTGCCATTTCCATTAGTACTGAACTCTCCATCATTACCAGATATTACAGTTGATGATGGTTCTACTAATGTTGAAGTATCAAATTGTTTCCATCCTGAATTACATCTTTTATTTGTTAATGATTCATCTGTGCTGTAACAAGTCTTTGCTGTTGAACTTAATCTATCACAAGCCAAAGCAATTGCTCTATCTTCACAATAATACACCTTATCTTCTGTGATATTAACACCACCTAAAATAACAACAGCAATCCCTAAGAAAGCTGTTAATGCATTTTGTAAAGTTAATTTACTTTTATCTTCTGCCATTTTTTTATCCTCCTATTGTTACTCCATCTATTTTATACATTATACATCCATCTCCAATAAAGTATTGATTAAATCCAGTTACAGTTCCATTGACTGTTAATGTTCCATCTCCTCTTGCTGAGAAGTTTCCTGTTCTATCTCCAAAAATATTACTACTCAAAGTATTATTAACTGCACAATTACATTCTAAATTTCCTGTTCCACCATAATTACAAGTATTAACAATGACTACTGGTGTTGTATCAACTGTAACAGTTCTTAATTCTGTTTGATTAACATTAAGGAAAGTATCTCCTGCATGTGTTCTATAGGTGTAATCACCATCTACTAAAGGTTCTGAATTGTTTGTTGATTGATTAACATATAATTCCCAATGAGTATTATTGAACTTTGCCAATGAAGACATATAAAGTTGGTCTATCTCATCATCTGTAAAGCTCCTATTCCATATCATAAAATTAT